TGTTGTCATTATTTCCTCCGTTAGTAGACTTACCAATTATAGCATGAAACAGACTAGTTTTTCGTAAAATCTTCGTAGTCTAATCCCATGCCAATTCCAAACCCTGCCTTGTTTGCATTAACTCCTTGATAGTATAAGATATCATCACTATCTTTTGCTTTTCCACCACTAAACACTCTAGCCTTCATCTCTTCCCAAGGATCTGCTTTGCCTGTTTCTTCATCTAAATTAACACCTTGCATCGCAGCATCAAACTTCTTCTGCTGATATTCAATATCTCTTTTTGTAGATAATAGTAGTGTTAACTCTGGCATTGATAGAGACTCTTCAAGTTCCTCAAAGTTCTTCCAGATTCCCGTCAAAAATGCTTCGGCTTCTAGTGTAGGCAAATCAATATCTGCCCAGGTTGTGCCATCCCCAGATTGGGAAGACTCCTCATTCTTATTTGTTTTAATTTCTGCAGCAAACTCTAAAACCTTATATAATGTTTTTAGATCAAATGCATTAGCAACATCTTCTTTGGTTTCATATAGACCTGGGGCAAACTGCTTCATAGCAATAAAAACACATTCTACAACTAAGTCTAGTGCCAGGTCCTGATCTTTCTCCTCTGATATAAGAATAAAGATATCCATAAATTCTCTCATATATTTAATCTTAAGAGGGTATACTTTAATTAAATTATTATTGATATCTTCTACGTAGTCAGTGTTATATACTTTTTTAGCCATTTTACAAGTATACCAAAAGAAAACAGAAAAGCCCAGACTTTATTGGTCTGGGCTAATCCTATATTAAGTTGTATTAGGCTGAAACGGTACGATCTACGATCTTTCCGTATGAACCTGAGTTATTTGGAAGAAGACGGAAAGTTACATCGAACATTGTCGCTGCATCTCTCTTAGCAGATACTGTAACGCTTTCAATTGAAAGTGCACGGTATGCTGTGTAAATTCTTTCCAAGTTTGAACCTTCAGCACAGTCGCCTGTACCTGGTCCTACTGCAACAAGACCACGCTCAACTGGACATTCACCAATTTCGCCTGCTGACATGTTGAGTACTGTTCCTCCACCTGTAAGATCTCCTGGTGCGCCTGCGAGAGCGAAGAGAAGATTTTCCAAGGTTGCTTCTGCGAAAGATGTCTTCATGTTAACCTTCATACCTTGCTTGAACAGTTTTGCTGCGTCAAGTACTTGGTCAACTGCAACTTCTGCGAAGTCTGGTTGGAACTGAATCTCTAGACCATTAGATGTATATCCGACGTTACGGAAATCTGTATCCGCCTCAAGTGTATCCTTAAAAGAATCACCGTCGACGTATGCTGGTAGGTCTGCTGCGGTTAATTCACCAGCCTCGTATGTGAACAGCGCTGCTGCTCCTACGATAATCTGTGAACTGTTACCTCTTGTATATGCCATAGTTTTCACCTCTTTTTTCTGTTTGAAATAAAGGCGTTTGTTTCCTCACTACCAATTATAACAGCGTTTATTATAGCCTAAAGAATGATCTTGGTGGCTAACTTAGGCTCTGGGGTCCAGTCATCAAAGGTGAGGCCATCGGATACTGTTTCGTATATAGCCTTGCCATTTTCAGCAAAACCAGCAATTCTTTTGCTACCCATCTGATGGTAGTCATAATCAATAATTATCTTATTTCCTCCGTATGTACGGGCTGTGCCAAAGTCAATAATGTCACGAGTTTCTTCTAGTTGGTAAACCTTGAAGTTGTGAAAATAGAATTGATTGTTTATTAGTGTTCCATCGTCAAGCCTTATCTGTCTATTGGAGCACCAGTTATTAACCTCTTCTGCTGTTTCATCAAATCTATCCATAAGTCTCAATACTGCCTCTTGGATTTTAACCATATTCAAGGTAGAGTTTTCTGCAGTAGCATAAAAGTAATACATAATCTGCTCACACTTAATATGTGGAAAACCAGTTTTGTTCATTTTTATAAGTCTATCCCATGTTCCCATAACCCCACCTTCTGGAAAAGATGAGTTTAGATCATTAAGTGTTGATGGAGATGATGGGAAGAGTGGAGCGTCTATGCCTGTCAGCAATGGGATTTTAGTTTCTAAATATTTATTAATCCATATTACTGGCGTGTTTAGTAGATCGTTGTCTGCCATTATGATACCTTTGCATTTACTATCCAGCGATAGCCAGTTTCAATGCCCTTTCCTCTTCCCTGCTTTGAACCAGCAGCAAAGTTATTTTTGTAAATCTGTACATTTTCTAGTTCTGATAATGCACCAGACTTTCTTAAAAATGCCTGTGTAAAATATTGTGTAAAGAACTGATCAACAATAGACTCAAACCCACCTTGTGAGTTTCCTCCAGGGTTATCCACAACTACTGGCCCCTTAGTAAATACTTGTTCTCCATCAACTTCAAAACTTAAAACCTTTGCTTTAACTGGAGCAATCGTTACTGGAATACCATCTTCCATAATTCTTGCTTTGTCGTAGAATGGTGTGCGTGATCCATTCTTAATTGTCATTGACTGTGAGAATGTAGACTTAAAAGATAGCCCAAGGTTACTTACAGTGTAATGAATATCAAAGAGTCTTGCATCTGGACTACCATTCTGGTACCACTCATATACGTGATGAAGCCTTGATGGGTTTACTCTTGCGCTTGAGTCAATATATTCCTTAACAAGTTCTGTGATATCTCTACCTAGGCTATCTAAGAAGATTCTCTTGCCCTTTTCAATACCTTCTAGAAATCCAAAAGAATAATCAATTATATTGTTTAGATCTCTCACTAGATCTTTGTCATTAATCTTAATTGATATCATATGTCTACCGCCTGATTCTCAGAACGACGAAGAACTAACTTGTAGTATTCGACTCCACCAAAGGGACCTACAAACGGCTCTTGTGATGCTACCTCAAAGATTGTAGGCTTGCCTGCACGTACTCCAGATGTTTCCATGTAGATGCTGTTACAGTTTCTGTCCTGTATATTTGTCAAAACAACGTTAGTTAGAGATGTTCCAGAATCAAGATTTGAGACTCTGATGTCCGACTTAACTCTGCCAATAAGCATTGTGTCTTGTGTTATATTTACGTTTGGAATAATTTCTTCTTTTGCTTTTAATCCTGCCGTTGTAAAGTGACAAGCAATAGTCTTATTAAGCATCCACTGCTTCTTAACGTTGCCGTATGCTCCTTGTTCAACTATAGGATAGAATACATCTACCTGCATAGGGAACATAAAGTCTTTTCCCTCGCATTGCATTAGATCAATCCTGGCTTAGGTATTGTGACAGTGTACTTATCCAAAATCTTGTCAACAATCATATTGCCAGTTCCTTCAAATAGTTTTTTATCAAACTGAATTTTAAACTGATCAGAGTTATATGAGGAAACGTAGCGGGTATAGTAGTCTAATTTTCCACACTTAAGATCTTCGATAAGCAACTTAGTTGCGTACTCTACATCTGGCGGAACAGCCTTGTATCCACTGTCTAAAACAAATATGTAGTCCCATCCTCGTGGGAACCCAACAGCAATTGATCCTGCTGAATAGCCTAAGTCTCCAAATGCTCTAGGATATTGTTGTGCACCCTGTTCGGATCTATTAAATCTTTCTGCAATAACTCTTTCAATTGCAGAGTTATCAAATGTTACCCTGAAGTCAAACTGATTTGTTTCTGGTGTGTCAATATCATAAATAAGTTCATTGTTTTCATAAACCTTTAGCACCTTGTTTACACTTTCCCAAATTGAGAAGTAGTCTGACCCATCTGCTGCTTTTTGAACTATGTGCTTGCTATTGTAAAATCCATCTGTGATTACTGTATCAATAATAGAACGAGCAACCATTTCTAAAGTCTTGTATTCTTGAATCTCAGATGCTGTTGATCCGAGTTTTGCTGGGTCTATGTATGGTCTTACTATGTCTAGGTTCTCTTCATAAAGAGTATGTTCGTGTTCTGTATCGTAGAACTTAATTAAAAAGTTTCTGTCATACTGTACCTTGGCCAATGGCAGCGTATAAACAAGTTTGCCATTTGCATCTGAAGATATAGTTGTTTCTTCTACTGAGTGGTCCACCAAATCCTCAACATAGACAATATACTCATAGTTTGGTATGGGCAGTGTCCATGTTGTTGTTAAAGGATATGGTGGAACTCTCAATACTTCCATCTGTTACTTACCGAATGCCTTTGCAACTTCTTCTGGTGTTGCCACACGGATGTGTGAGCGAGTAAGCCATTGATCAGCAGCAACCTTGTCTACAACATTGTATCCTGAGTAGACCTTTCCGACTCCTGGCCAAGTAACATTCTTTGTAGAATGTAGTGCTACAGTTTCCTGAGCAACCTTCTTCTTGGAAGGTGCTGACTTCTTTGCTGGGCGTGGAGTAGTAGCAACACCGATTGCTCCGTCTGCCACTGATCCAACTGCTTGTACTTCTGCTGTTGAAGGAGCGAAAGCATCTGTTCCTACGACTGCTTGCTCTTCTACTGCTTCTGGTGCTTCAACGATTGCTGGTGCCTCTTCAACCTGTACTGGTTCTGGAGTTACTTCTTCAACAACTGGTGCTTCAGCAGTTTCAACAGGAGCATCAATCTTTTCTTCTTCAACTGGATTATTCAAATTTTCCATTTTTATTCCTCCTAAATAGTATTATATCATTAAATTGATAAGGGGAGCAGGAGCGTTAACTCCTACTCCCCCAAATCTTTACTGTTACAGATTATGCATCTGATGCAGCGTCAGCCCATGCAATGGCATCTTGTTCTTCCCACTGAATACCGAAGCGAACGAAGACTGTATATTCTACAGTGTCCTTCTTTGGCTTGTATTCACGGTTAACAGTGATGTCACGCTGGAAGCCCCATACACGGTTCTGTGGGAATGTCAAGTCGACATATCCTGCAGGGTAGTAAGGAACTTCTTGTACGTCGATTCCGAGGACACGAGTTGTACGTGCTCCACCGAATGTCTGTCCATTTCCATCAAGGTATGCTTGACGGTTAGCAGGTGTACCTGCTGCACCAGCGTGTGATCCAAATGCTTCTGCGATTGCATCTGCAAGTGTACCGTTGTTCTTAACGATACCCTGGAACACATCTGTACCTGCGTAGAACTTAAGGTTATTCTT